CGGCCTCCGACCTTTCCAGTTTTGTAACTTGGTTGAGATCAACGTGTCAGATGTTACAGATCAAGACGATCTGAACGCTAGATCACGCGCTGCAAGCTTCATAGGCACCCTTCAAGCGTCTTACACAGACTTTCACTACCTAAGACCTATCTGGCAACGCACAACGGAAAGAGATGCCCTTATTGGCGTTTCTATGACCGGCATTGCTTCTGGTGGAGTTCTCAATTTAAACATGACTGAGGCATCTCTTGAGGTCTCAAAGATGAATCGACAAATCGCGAACCAAATCGGCATAAAACCCGCAGCACGACAAACATGTGTCAAACCAGCAGGAACAACTTCACTTACTCTTGGCACGTCAAGTGGGATCCATGCGTGGCACAATGATTACTACATTCGTCGACTTCGTGTTGGAAAGAATGAGGCTATCTACTCTTATCTCGTCGCTAACCTACCTGAGTTGCTCGAGGACTGCCGTTTCCGTCCACATGACACTGCTATCCTATCTGTGCCTCAAAAAGCTCCTGAAGGGGCAATAACGCGCCACGAAAGTGCTATTGATTTGCTCGAGAGAGTAAAGAAGGTTTCAACTGAATGGATCAAACCCGGTCACAAGAAAGGAAACAATACACATAACGTCTCAGCAACGATTACCATTAAAGATGGGGAATGGGAAAACGTTGGAGAATGGATGTGGACCAACCGTGGAGTTTATAACGGATTGAGTGTTTTACCTCACGATGGTGGCTCCTACGTTCAGGCTCCATACGAAGATTGTGACTCTGAAACCTATGAAAAGATGCTCTCTTTGGTCAAAAACGTTGACTTGAACCTAGTTATAGAAGCAACAGACGAAACTGATCTATCTGGAGAGATAGCTTGTGGTGGAGGTTCTTGCGAAATCTTTTAACAGGAGACATTTATGAGAGAAGAATTAGAAAAAATTATTCGTAACTTAACAGAGATCAAAGAAGATCTCGACAAAGTGGAAGCTGGGTCTTATGGCTATAAATCTGCGGCACCTCGTGCTCGCAAGGCTCTTATGGAGGCCTCCAAGCAGCTTCGAGACATCCGAACGGTCGTTCAAGACCAAAAGAAAAGTCACGAAGAAAATTAATTTTCCACTTGACAACAAAGGCAAAACGTGTTATACTATGTGTGTAACACGTTTTTTTATTAGGAGGCTATATGCATTTAAAACCATACAACAAACATTTATTGATTCTTCCTCGAGAAGAAGAGAGA